CAACAAGGTCATCCTGATTTGTAGCGTCAGCCTGCTTAAGTTCTGCTATACCTATTCCCGAATGTACTCCAACTGGAATACGACCCAAAGTAACATCATGCGCCCCTGAAATATCTTCAAAGTATTGCCTCATGCGAAGAATCTGTGTTTCATTTTGTGGCATAAGAGGTTGCATTGGAAGTGTACCAACCTGCGCTCCACGATTCTTTTCAATGATTGATCCATGTTCATTTACAACAATCCGTACTCCGCTGTTTTTATCTATGACCAAACGACCTTTGTTGTACTTATAATTGTAATCAAATACGGACGATTCAAGATGATTGATGACTCGGTTTATCGGTATGACATGCCTTGCCCAAGACTCACCATAAACTTCAAGAGGATTGATGTCAGCCTGGTACATTCTGAATGGAAAGTCTGAAATATCAAGCAGTTCATTTCGAAGCGGTTTTATCATCCCGTCTACCCAAGTAATAACACGAATCTTAACTTTGCCTTTGTCATCACGTTTTTTTATCCAGCCTTCTTTCAAGATTACAGTTTCCTTATCGGGTACTGCTTGAGAAGAATACGTCCAACGTAATGCTTGCATGAGGAATTGTTTATAAACTGATTGTGCTACTCGTGGATCACCTTTGGTAAGAAGTTCTGTGTTCTTGTAATTTGGATTTGTCTTAACTTCGGCAATTGGTTTTCGTATTGCTTTGAAGATATACTCTGCATCTGTAAATGCTAAGCCATCAGTACAATTTGGATCAATATAAAAATCAAAAGGATCGTGACCCCAAATATCAACAAAGCCTTTGCTACCATCATCCATAAGTGTATCAGGATTCCAAACCATTTGCCATGATCCGCCTACAGAATACAAAAGCCCTTGCATGACTGTTTCTTTGAGTTTCTTTTTCAGTCTGTTAATAATGAAACAATAATCAAGAGTGTCACCAGCGTACCGTGCATACTTCTTAGCTTCATCAGATGTACCGTTGGGAAGAACCTCCCATTTTGGTCGAAATGCAGTGACTTGGTTCTTAATTGACCGCATAGCACTCCAAGTAAGATTGATAGGGATTTTAGCAGATGATGTGGTTGACATTGTTACCGTCTTTGTCTGTTGGTTGTAGCGTGTAAATTGGTAGCCTCTGCGGAACAAATCCCTTGACAACCACTCCCAATCATACCGTTTGCGTGAGTCTTCTGCTGTTCTAAAGAGTTCTTTTGCTTCAAAAACTTGCATTTCTTCATCTAAGTTAACTTGGTCAAAAAGTTTCTTTTCAAGAGTTGCCAAATCCATAGGCTGTTTTTGTGCCTGTTCAGCTTTAAGGTCTTGTTGTCCTATGATTTTTGGTTTGAGTTCTGCCATATTATGCTACAGCGGGAGTTGATTGTTCTTCTGATATCCCGTCAGGAAATATCTTTATCTTCTTAATTCCTTCCATACCTTCGAATTCTACATTGATGTCTTTTGGTATGTCAAAGTTTTGTACCATCCCAAGATCAATTGTGTTCGGGTCTTCCTTATTCATAGTGTTAGCATCTTCAATTACTTTCTCTTTCACTTCAACCTTTGGAATTTCTGCTGGTCTGTTTGCATCAAGTACCATTCCAATAAGCGCAACAAGTTCTTCACGTTGTCGCCTGTTCACTTTTTCACGTCCTACAACCCTTGTAATAAGATTAACTATTTTCTTAGAGTCCATAAGATTGTATGTCGTCAAGTATTCTGAATCTTCTTGCTTGATCGACAAAAGCAAAATTGTTGAGAAATTTACTTAATTCTTCTTTCTTGTCAGCATCTTGAGGTAATGTTGCGAAGAAATCTGCTATATCTGTACGGAGTAAGTTGCCTGTCCCTTGTGATTGTGAGTTCGGTCTTTTTGTTGCATCAGCTATGATCTCTTGGACAGTTCGTGGCATGATCCGATTATGAACCTTATATAATTTCCTGTCAAGTTGGTTGTATGATTTTACTCACCTTTGGGTACACTTCTATACGAACAACTTTACCATTTTTTACAAATTCCGTGATATGAATCTCACCATATTCCATATCTTTCAGGTACGTTGCGTTAAACATTTCAATTGTATAAAGTACAGGCGCAACCGTCTGTAAGAGTTTTAAAAACTTCTTGACATTAGCCATTGCTTCTTCTTTATTCATAATTACTCCCAAGGATTGAACTCTGACTGTGTATAAAAATCATTTGGCGCTTGCTTTACAAATTGGGATGTTATCGCATGATCTGGTTCTTTTGTAATTTCATTTCCTGTTACATCATACAATGGAACACGATTATACATCTCTGATGCTATCATAATCGCCATCACCCTGTCATCATTTCCACCAACAGGGGCATTTGCACTTCCCTTTTCATCATATTGATAAGCAATAAGTTCATTGATTGTATCAATGTCATTGAGTATCAGGTGCTTATCCCTTATTGCCTTACCCGTTGTAGCGATCATAAGGGGCTTTGTCTTCATGTTAGTTTGCCATCCTATTTCGGGTGTTAGTTTGTCTTGTATTTCACCAACCTTTTCACGAATGTAAATCATTGGATAATCAAGTTCCCGTAAAGCCAATACAACTGCAAGTCCGATTGAATTCCTTTCAGGTGCTATGGTTGCTTCATTGTAATAGTATCCGAGATTATAAAGTTGTCTTCCAAAATGGTCAGGGTCTACCCTGCCGTGAAGGACAGCAACCTGTTCAAAAGTTGCCCTATCCAAAACTTGCGCACAAGCATAGTCCCCTGACCTAACCCCTTCACAGGGATCAGCGCCTATTATATACTGTCCTCCTTGTTTTGGCTGTCGCCATATTTTTAAGTACCCTTTTTCATTCCGTTCAAACACAGGAGGCTTATGTCCTACCAGATTTCCTATTCCAATTGGAGGCCGTGCTACTTTCTTTTTGAAGTAATCAAGTGACTCTATTGAAAAGACAGGATTGCCTGATGAAATAAACGCTTCCTCTGCATTGATCGGGTACTCTTGGAAGAACTTATCCTTTGTAGGGAATTCTGACAGTTTAAGCCTCCGCCATGCAAGCTGTCCGTTTGTAAGATTATATGTTTCTTTAAGTTTTACTTCTTCTGGTTCAAGATCAATCTTTGTATCAAATGGGGCAGTATATTCAGGATAATCATGCCATCCAAAGAAATGTGACCTGTAATTATTTGATTTGTTGACTGTTTCTGTCCAAAACTTATGAAGGAAATCTCCCACTCCGTTTGCAGTTGATTCAATGACTATTTGTTTGGGAGTACCAGCTTGAGATGCTGATAGGTATATTTCCTCAGGATTGGGATAGAACCCTATTTCAGAGAAATGAACATTTGTAAGTGTTGCGGAACGCCCAAATGATTGTGTTCCAGCCGCCCCTACATAAAAATATGAATTCAGTTCTTCATTTACTATTTCAGACCGTGAGTTATATTTCATCGGAACAGGTATTTGTGTTTTTTCTTCAAAAGACTTTATGAAGTATTTGACCCTGTCAAAGAGTTTTATGGTTGAAGTTGAGTCATGGGCAATACATACACTTCTTGAATTCGGAGTAAGAAGGAAATCAACTGTAAACAATGCAAGGACAAGTGATGATATTCCTTCTTGTCTTGCTTTCAACACTATGTCACGCCCTGTGAGTGAATCAAACAACTTAATTTGTACTTGATTAAAAGTAAAAGGTACTCTCAGTTCTGTCTTGTTGACAATACTGAAATTATTCTCAATGAATGTACGGTAATCAAGTTTGTTCATTTTGGGCAGGTGTGATAATTGTTTCCTTTGTATTATCTGTTTCTGTTTTTATAGTGTATTGTTCCCGTAATTGTGAGAATACATTGACTTGAGTTTGTTGAGTATTCCCTTTATTTCTTAGTTCATGGTTCTCAAGATACCATTTGGAAGTTTCCAACTTTACTAACTTATCTTCTTTGGGATCAAGGATAGTTTTTATGATAAGATTCCGTGAAGCTATTACAGCGTAATCCCGTGCCTGTTGCATTTTGTCGGAAAAACGTTCGTCTTCTTTTATTTTCAAATAAAAAGTATCTCTTGAAATTTGAGCGTATGCACAAGCAGACTTATCCGACACGCCAAGTCGTAATACTTCTTCAAGTTTACTTTCTACTTCAAGTGTAATTGCAATAGGTCTTCCTATTTTCTTTGGTTCTTCTTTTTGTATTGATTGTCCTATAGTTGGTTGATCTGATATCATAGTAATAGTAATTCTTTTTATGTATCTTTTACTTTCAAAAGAATTTCTAAGTCTTAGAAAATCAATTTACTTTCTTTGGTTCAACTGGTTTTACTTCTTTTTGTTTTGCAAGTAGTTCTTCTGCTTGTTTCAGTTGTAACGCTTCGTACTCGCCTACTTCAAATACTATAATTTCACCAAGTTTAAGATTGTACTGGGCTTTCATCCCGTCAGATATTCCTATACGCCTGTAAACATTCCCAGCAATAAAATGTTGAATTGCTACGTTTAGTCCAGCGAATACTGAATCGAGAGGTATAAGATAATCCATTTCCTCTTTTGATAAACTGTATTTTTTCATTCTGGTTTCTCCACCTCCTCTCTTGTTTGGTTGTAACACTCCGAATTATGGAACATTCCTGTTACTGGACCTTCTTTTACAAAGATACCTGCTTTTTGCGGAGTGTGCGGTCCGAGCATAATTCCACATCCGTTGCACCTTTGATCGTGTTCAAGTTTTATAGTGTACCCTTTGAGCATATCATCCATGTTTATCTCCTTGTGTAATACTTGCTAATGTTAAGTAACCATAAACTATACATTGGTTGTTATCGCAATACAAAAAATTATAAAATAGTACTTTGTATATTGCCATCTCTTTATGACATCTTCTGCAATAAAATGTCTTAGTTTTTATTTGACCTGTTAATTTCATACTCCATATTATCAATCATGTGCTTGATTGAAGTGAGCATATTGAAAATGTTTGGCCCGTATTGTGTTTTGAATATCTTGCATAGCCAATCAATCATCTCATTATTCAATTGTTCAAGGTCTTTTTCACTTAACATCATTGTTGGCATTTGCACCTCCTATATAATCAGCCGCAAGAAGTTCAAGACATCTTCCTTCACTCAAGTCTTCTTTGTCTTGACGCACTAACTCGATTGCTTGATCTATTATTTTCTTTTGGCTCATTGTGACACG